GACATGCTCCAAACACTGGATGCAAAGAAGGAGGAACTCGCCAGCTACAGTATAATTGAACCCGTACCCCCACCCCCCGAACTTGAGGGGGCAGGGGCGCAGGCGCACCCACATACACTTACACATGATTCCTAACTCATCTTCACACCCACATGAATTTTCTGGAATGGCTCAAACTAGTTCTCCTCCTATCAGTTATTGTTTTGGGGTTGACGGCTATATTGTTGCGCAGAGAGTCTACAAGACCGGAAAAACCACCTAGAGTCGAGTATAAATTCTTCAATTTGAATATATAATGCCTTCTCACGAATCAAAGGTTGACCTCTGGTATCAAGAGAGAGCAAGGAGATTCCTTAATTTTAGGAATCCACCCAGTTCATATACACTAGAGTATGTGAATAACCCCCCTCGGTACTTTGCTGACTGGAGTCTATGCGAATGGGGCACATCCGGTCATCGTAAGGTTAAAGGTTTAGCAGAGTATAAGAGGAGGATGTTGGATTCTAATGCCCCTTTCTTAAGGACTGAAGGCATGATGATACCAGCACAGAAGTTCTCAAGTGCTAAAGGGATGTGTGCGACACACTACATTACATTCCAGTATGTAGTTGAGCTGAATGATGGTCTATTCCTCTATGAGGAAGAAGACTTCAATAATAGAGGGCTAACGCTACCGGATTTTAGGTCCGTAGCAAGGAGGGGAGATCCTAACGATCAGAACTTAGTGGTTATGCTGGGTTGGGATCATTTCCATAAAATAGCGGATGTCATCGAATTGGAGGCGCATGCGCCCAATAAGGAAAGAAGGCCAGAGGATGAACAAGACGGAAACCAGATACGCAGAGCATCTTGAACATCTGAAGGCAAGTGGACAGATAATAAACTATCTTTTTGAGCCTTTCGGGTTAAGGCTTGCTGAGCAGAAGTGCTTTTACCACCCAGATTTTATGGTGGTCTATGAGGATAGGTTTGAGATCCACGAGGTAAAGGCATTCAACAAGAAAGCTGGAGCACCCCTAGTAAAGGATGACGCACTGGTTAAGGTAAAGGTTGCGTCAACAAACTTTGGGTTCTGGGTGTTTAAGATATGTTGGTATGACACTAATGAGGGAATGTGGGACTACAAGACGCTGAAGTAAAGAGTAGGTTGACCTTTCTTAGGTTTGACCATTTTAAAGAGTATGTGCGTAAGGATTCTGGGTATAAGGAGAAGATAGTATACAACCTATACCAGTGTAGTTGTGGTAATCAGAAGGTGTTGCGGAAGATTCAGGTGGAATCCAAAAGTAGGAATAGTGCGTTCTCATGTGGATGTTTGAGGCAGGAGAACCTGAAGCGGATTAACGATCTAGGGTTGAATAGGCACCCCCATATCAAGACTAAGAAGCCTCACAATAAGGGTAAGGTGTGCATTCAAGTGGATGGTAGGAATAAGTATGTGACCTCAGAGAAGCTGAAGGCTATGTATTACGGGGTTAAAGGGGAGGTGTACCCTATTAAGCGGGGTCCACCAGCTCATAACAAAGGGAAAAAACTGATTAATGGAAAATATTCTTAATGACAAAGTTCATGAAGTTCATAAAGTTCATGCCCCCACAAACGAGAAATGTTATTTCTGTCACAGTGAAATCAATCTAGTACCTTGTCACGGACACTACCACTGCACAAAATGCGGTATGCCCTCATTTGGGTGCTGTGAAGGTCTGGTGGAGCAACCAGAAGGTGAGTTAGTTGAAGAGTAATGGAATACAGGAATATTTTGCCCGTTTAGTTTCGGATGATGAGCTATACTTCTATGAAGCCCTCAAGATTGTAGAGTTCGGGACCAAGAAGTTAATACCCTTCCGGTTGAATCTTGTTCAGAAGATTCTCCACGAAATGGCTGAGAAACAGCTTAAGGATGACGATCACATCCGCATGATTGTTCTTAAAGCCAGACGTTTCGGTATCTCCACATATGTGCAGGCACGTTTCTTTAAAAAATGTGCGACTCAGTTCAACAAGAATGTCCATATAGCCACCCACGATAGAGCTACAAGTGACACGATGTTTGGTATGGCTCGTGTTATGGAGCAGAACTACCCGAAGGTGATCAAACCAGAGCTTATGTACTCTGGCAAAAGAGAATTAACGTGGGCCGCTGACGAAGGGGGTGGTCTAAATAGCAGGTACAAGCTTTCATCTGTGGCTGGGGCTGAGGTTAGGGGTGATGCGATAGACTATCTGCACTGCTCAGAGGTAAGTTCGTGGGGGGAGAATGCGGGGGACTTCGCAATCGGGCTACAGAACTGCGTCTTAAGTGGGTTCAAAACCGAAGTATGGCTTGAATCAACCGCTAAAGGTGTTGGTAATTTCTTTTATGATGAATTCTGGAGAGCTTGGCGGGGTGAAAGCGGGTTCAGGGCGGTTTTCTTCCCTTGGTTCATCTTTCCAGACTATAAAAGAAGCCTAACTACTGAAGAGTCGGATAGTGACAAGTTTTTAAATAGTCTAGGCAGTGAGAAGAGGTATGGAGGATCTAGTGAATCAGACCTTTTAGGGTACTCTAAAACATATGATACAGACAAGAATACGTATAGGTTTGAGATAGGGTTGGAGCAACTCAAGTGGCGTAGAATGACTATAGATACGCAGTGTCAAGGGGACATCTTGATGTTTAATCAGGAGTACCCAGTAACGGAAGAATCTGCATTCATATCATCTGGGAGGTCAGTATTCGATCTTATGGTACTGAACAGGATGCAGTTAAAAATCAATGAATCATATGAAAACAGGCCACCAGATATTTATCATGTCCCAGTAAACGAGTTCAAACACCGTTCTGGGGGTATATATGAAGACAAGAAAATGAAATATTACCTAGACCCCGACAATCTAGGAAACTTTGAGGTTTGGGTCCACCCTGCAGTAGATAGAGAGTATCGTATTGGGTGTGATGTCTCAGAGGGGATAGAGGTGAGCAATAGAGACACAGATTACTCAACGGTATGTGTGATCGATGCTGAGACTTTAGAGCAGTGTTCTTTGTGGAGAGGGAAAATAGACCCAGATCTCCTTGCGTGGGTACTGAGTTCTATAGGGAAGTACTACAATGAGGCGTTAATCGGGGTGGAAAGGAACAATCACGGCTTAACTACATTAACAGCTTTGAGGAATATCCACCAATACCCGAATATTTATTTCGAGAAAGTACTGGATGAGCGGTCCCAGAGGAGACAGAAGAAGATAGGATGGAATACAACGCTTAAATCCAAACCATTATTGGTTAATAATCTTAGGGAATTGATACGTGAAGAGGATATTGAGGTCCACTCAAAGGATATTATTCATGAGTTATCAGCATTTGTGCATCATACAGATGGAAAGATGGGAGCGCAGGCCGGAAATCATGATGATTCTGTTATTGCTTTGGGGATTGCGGTTATGATGTCACAACTTCACCCACCGAGTAGACTGTCTTTAATGCGTAAAAGAGAGAAACACCAAAGAAGTCATATACCTATGATGCAGTATAATTAACTTATGTTAGCTAATCTGAGTTTTTACTGAACTATTTGTTTTCTTTTTTCCGATAATAACGTAAATACTAAGAGTGTTATGGACGGAACCCCTTTAGGGGGTTCCGGTTCCTTATCCAGAACCGTTCATAAACGAAAGGAATAAAATGAGCGACATAAATGATGCGTTTTGGCATAAAGGCCAAAGAGATATCATAGTTAACCAGCCTCTTGGGAGGCTGAATCTTGCTATGAATGGTGATGAGCAAATGAGTTGGGATGCCATCCCAGTTATGATTAACGGTGCTATATATACATTGACAGCGGATGCTGCTGGTGCGGACACAATTCCGGTTACGGGGCAACTTACAGCAGGTTTGCATGCAAATAATCCCGTCTTGACAATCACTGATGATTCCAGCTCTTCAGTTAGAACTGTTCGCCAGAACTTTCTAAGTTTATCTGTTGCGGCTCATAGTCAGGTTTATTGTATTGTAACCATTTCCGAGACTCCGACTAATATAGCCACTACAAGAGCA